TAACCACGATACATTTTATAAAAACACAAATGAATTAAATTCTTTAAAAGAATGTTTAGGTCATTACATGAATGAAGTACACATTATTATGGAACCTACAGTAATGCAATATGATTCATTAAGGTTAGGATTAGTGCCGTGGATATGTCAAGACAACTATGATTTGTGTATGAATTTTATAAAAGATTGTAAAGCCGATTGGCTAGGTGCTCATCTTGAATTAAATGGATTTGAAATGATGAGAGGTTTAACCAACAAACACGGCATGGATCCAAAATTATTTTCAAGATTTGAAATGGTATTGAGTGGTCATTATCATTGCTCTTCACAAAAAGACAACATCTGGTATCTTGGTTCACAAATGGAATTCTTCTGGTCAGATGCACATGATCCAAAATATTTTCATATACTTGATACTGAAACAAGAAAAATGGAAAAGATAAGAAATAATAACACATTATTTGAAAAAATCCTGTACAATGATAAAGAAATAGACTATAATAAGTTTGATAAAGATTTAACTAATAAGTTTGTAAAAGTTGTTGTCATGGATAAAACTGATCCTTTTACATTTGATAGATTTATTGACAACATTCAAAACCAAAAGATATATGAATTAAAGATTGCAGAAAACTTTAATGAGTTTATAGGTGCCAATGTTGATGATGAAAGCATGAATTTTGAAGATACTGCTGAGATAGTTGATTCATATATTGATGCAGTTGATACCGATTTGGATAAAAATAAAATAAAGGTTGAAATGAGACAACTAATGACAGAGGCACAGGCACTAGAAATAGCATGATTGTATTTAAAAATATTCGTTATAAAAACTTTTTATCTTCAGGTAATTCATTTACAGAAATAAATTTAAGAAAAAATAAATCTACGTTAGTAGTAGGTCATAATGGTGCAGGTAAATCCACAATGCTTGATGCTTTATCATTTAGTTTATTTGGTAAACCACACCGTAAAATTAGTAAATCACAACTCGTTAATTCTATAAATCAAAAACATGCTCTAGTGGAAGTTGAATTCACTGTAGGTACATCTAACTTTAAAATAATTAGAGGTATCAAACCTAATGTATTTGAAATATGGAAAGATGGCAAGATGATTAATCAATCATCTCATGCTATGGAATACCAGAAGATACTTGAACAAAACATTCTGAAACTCAACCATAAGAGTTTCCATCAGGTTGTTGTATTAGGTTCTTCCTCCTTCATACCCTTTATGCAACTCAATGCTGGACATCGTAGGGATGTTATCGAGGATCTTCTGGACATTAATATTTTTTCAAAAATGAATGTTTTGTTAAAAGAAAAGAATGGTGGTTTAAAAGATAAGCTATCAAGTATAAATCACAATATAGATTTATTAAAAAATAAAATGGATCAACAAAGCAAGTATATCCGTGATATTGCAGCACTTACAACAGAAAATAAAAAGAAGTATGAAAAGCAAATTAAAACTGCAGAAGATAAAATTAAAAAGTTGCAAGAGCACAATAACAAATTAAGTGCAGAACTTACAGAAACTGGTGATGTTGATTTAACAGAATTGCAAGATAGAAAGAATTCTTCTATAGCGTTTAGAGCCGAGCAAAGACAAGAACTTAAAGCAATTGCTCAGCGTGGATTATTTTTAGAAAAGAATGATGAATGTCCTACATGTGAGCAACCTATACAAAATAAAGACGGATTGATCTTCCAAACAAAGAATGAAGCTTATAGAATTGAGTCAACACTTAGAATGGTTGAAAGCGATTATAAGTTAATTGAAGAAGAAATAAAGTCATTACAAGAAACTATTGCGGCTGTCAATGAAAAAACAAACATCATCAATTCAAACAATAGAGAAATATCATCACTAAATCAAAGTAATGATGATTTAAGATCATACCTTGAAGAGGAAGTATCCACAGACTTAAATGATGCAAGAGAAGAGCTCGAAAAAATTACTAATGAAAAAGAAGACTTACTTGAAGAAAAGTTAAAGGTAACTGAACAGTTTAATTATAATGGTGTAATAGCAGAAATGTTAAGAGACACCGGCATAAAAACAAAAATAATTAAACAGTATTTACCTGCAATCAATAAACTTGTTAATCAACATCTTCAAGTGCTTGATTTCTTCGTTTCATTTGATTTAGATGAAAGCTTTCAAGAAACTATAAGATCTCGATATCGTGATGATTTTACATATGATTCTTTTAGTGAAGGTGAAAAACAAAGAATAGATTTATCGTTGTTATTTACATGGCGTCAAATAGCAAAGATGAAAAACTCGGTGGCAACTAACTTATTAATGTTAGATGAAACCTTTGACTCATCATTAGATCATGATGGTGTTGAAAATTTATTGAAAATATTGCACACACTTGGTGAAGATACAAATACATTTATTATATCACATAAAGGAGATATACTCGATGGAAAGTTTGAATCCAAGATCGAATTCACAAAAGAAAGAAATTTCTCTAAAATGAAAATTTAAATGTTTACTTTTCGTAAAAACTGTGGTATAATTAAACTAAAATTAAGAAGGAGTATATAATGCAATTAAGTGATTCCACTCTGGACATCCTTAGAAATTTTTCGTCAATTAATCAAAACATCTTGATTAAAGCGGATGGTCCAATCAAAACTATCAGTGAGGCACGTAATGTAGTTGCCAAAGCTGAAATACCAGAAAAGTTTGTAAAAGATTTTGGTATATATGATTTAAATGAATTTATCGGTGTAACTGGTTTAGTTAATAGTCCAAGCTTACACTTTAATGATGACTTCGTCATGATATCTGATGAGTCAGGTAGATCAAATGTAAAATATTTTTATTCTGCAGAAGAAACATTAACAACACCAACTAAAGATGTTTCAATGCCAGAACCTGATGTAAAGTTTACATTGGATAATGATACACTCAATAAACTTAAAAAAGCTGCGGCTACACTTGGCCATAAAGAATTATTAATAAAAGCTAATAGTGGTGTATTAAGTCTATCAATTGTTGAAAATCAAAATGCAACATCAAACGCATTTTCAATCGACATTGATGGTGAGTTCAAAGAAGATGCCGTCTTTAATTTTATTATAGATATATCTAACTTGAAAATTTTACCGGGTGATTATGATGTTGAAATATCTTCAAAATTAATTACACAATTTTCACACAAAGAATTAAGTGTAAAGTATTGGATTGCACTTGAAAAATCGTCAACTTACGGAGTTTAATAATGACAAGCAACAATGACCAATTATATGACCTTTCTAATAAGGCATCAAGAAGTACCATCGCTGTTATCGATGCGGTAACACAAAGAGGCGGATTCAAAGGTGAAGAATTATCTACCATTGGTGGATTAAGAGATCAGTGCATTCAGATAGTTCAACTTTGTGAAACTATTCAACAGGAAAAAGCAATGGAAGCACCTGCTGAAAAACCTGCTGAAACTAAAAAATAATTACGCTTATTGATTTGATTTTATTTGTTATGGAGAAATGCGTAAAATGTCTAATGAATACTTATGGGTTGAAAAGTACCGGCCAACAACTATTGCCGACACAATACTACCCAATAAACTAAAACAAACCTTTCAAAAAATAGTTGATGGTGGTGAACTACCAAATATGTTATTTAGTGGCACTGCCGGTCTAGGTAAAACCACTGTAGCAAGAGCATTGTGTAATACACTTGATTGTGATTACATTTTGATAAATGGTTCTGAAGAAGGTAATATTGATACACTTAGAACTAAAATAAAACAGTTTGCTTCATCGGTATCTCTGTCAGGTGATTATAAAGTTGTAATACTTGATGAAGCCGATTACCTAAATCCACAGTCAACTCAACCTGCTCTTCGTGGTTTCATAGAAGAATTTTCTAATAACTGTAGATTTATTCTTACATGTAATTTTAAAAATAGAATTATTGAACCATTACATTCAAGATGTGGTGTATATGAATTCAATACTTCTAAAAAAGATATGGTTGAGTTATGTCAGTCATTTATGGTAAGATGTCAAACTATCTTGGTAAAAGAAAACATCACATATGATGATAAAGTCTTAGCTGAACTTATCATGAAGTTTGCACCGGATTGGCGTAGAGTATTAAATGAATTACAAAGATATTCTGTCAATGGAAGCATTGATTCAGGTATAGTCAATGTTGTAGGTGATAAAAACTATGATGATCTTTTCTCTTATTTGAAAAATAAAGATTTTAAAAAGATGAGATCTTGGGTAGTAAACAATATAGATACAGATGCAAGTGCAATTTTTAGAGCTCTATACGATAGAATGAATACAAAGGTTGCACCTCAATCTATTCCACAACTTGTCTTAATCTTAGGAGATTATCAATATAAAAATGCATTTGTAGCAGACCATGAACTTAATGTGGTTGCTTGTTTAACGGAGGTAATGTCAGATGTACAATTCACTTAAATTAACTTTATATACTCAGGAAGACTGCGGTTATTGTAAACTGTTAAAAAAGAAATTATCTGAGTGGAACTTTGATTTTAGAGAAATCAATGTAAGTCATGATTTGTTTGCAAAAGATTTTTTAAGAGAAAAAGGTCATCGTACAGTACCACAACTTTATTGGCATAACACACATTTAAATAAGATGCCTACTGCTGAATTAACATACGAACATTTGTGTGCTGAACTTGATTATGAAAACTACGTTGGCGGAGTTGAAAATTGGGCAATAACAAGTCGATCGCAATAGTCGGTGCCGGTGTAGCCGGCATTACAACATCTTATTTTTTAGCTAAAAAAGGTCATAAAATAAGAGTGTTTGATCCTAATGGTGTAGCACATGAATGTAGTTATGCTAATGGTGGACAACTTTCTGTATGTAATGCAGAAGTTTGGAATACATACAGTAATATAATAAAAGGTTTAAAATGGTTGAATCAAGAAGATGCACCACTGGCATTTAGACCTGATGTTTGGTCGTGGCGAAAAATAAAATGGATTGCTGGATTTATTGGCGCAACACTAGGAAACGGTTACCTTTATCATACACGTAAAACTATCGAATATAGTTTACGATCACGTAGGTTAATGAAAAAGTTAATGAAGGAAGTCGGTATTGACTTTCACCACAATGATTGTGGTATACTACACATATATAAAAATCAAAAATCTTGGGATAAGGCAAGAAAAACACTCGATACATTTAAAGATAGTAAATGGGGAAGAGTAGAAGCCAAAGGTAATTTAGAAAAAAAATACAATATATGTAGTGACAATATAGTTGGGGCAACACTCACTAAAGCCGATTCAGTTGGTGATATACATACGTTTTGTAGAGAACTGCATTATCATTTACAAGAAAATTATGACTATAAAATTGCACCAAATACAATAGTGACGAGTGACCAAGTTAAATACTTATGTGGAAGACGTGATCATCCAAAGTCTATAAAAGAATTACGTAATGAATTTGATGAAGTAATAATATGTGCAGGTGCATATACATCTGCGTTGATTCCAAGTTTGAATATATATCCAATAAAAGGTTATTCAATAACTTATCATAATGTAAAGAGTGCACCTACAGTATCAGTTCTTGATGATGATAAGAAAATAGTTGCATCACCATTTGCCAACGGCACTTTTCGAGTTGCAGGTACTGCAGAACTTGCAGATTGGAATCACGAAGTAAGACAAGAAAGAATACTTCCATTGTCAAAGTGGGTTAAAGATAATACATTTGTTGATGAAGACTATGATAGAGAGTGGGCGTGTTTAAGACCTATGACGCCTAACATGTTGCCGATTATAAAAAAGGTAAAAGGTGTGTGGGTAAATAGTGGTGCAGGTCATTTAGGTTGGACTATGGGAATGGCACTTGCAGAAAAGATAGCAAAGGAAATATAATGGAAGCGGAAATGTTAAATCAATTTATTAATCAACTTGCCATGTGTGAATTATTATCGGCACATAGTTTACTTGAACCATCTTTAGCTTTTAATTGCAAACAGATTGAAATTTTTATTCAAGAGTCTTATTTTGATAATAATTATAATGCATTTGTTAAGTGGTGGGATGCCACAATTGTTCCAGTTGTTGCAGAGTTTCAGACACTAGTGGAAAGTAAATTAAAATGAAAGTGTTCAACTTAGATAGCTTTTATTTTATTAGTAAAGTTGAAAAACATAATGAAATGAAACAAAAGATGATGGATATGATAAAAATTACTTCATCTGATTCTACAACTAACGCTAATACAAATTACATCACAAGAACAGATTATCATCTCGATAATACTAATGAAAGAATATACTTACCTTTATTTTTTGAAATGGTTGATCCATTGATGAAAAATTTAGCAGATTACATGTTAGCAAAAGAATTAACGGTTCACCATGCATGGTTTCAAGAATATTGGCAATTTGATAAGCATGATTGGCATACACATGGTGCAGCGCAATTTGCTAACATTTATTATTTAGATTTACCAGATAAACGAAATAAAACAGAATTTTTTAATATCTTAGATAAAAAAATAATTAGTGATATTGAAGTAGAGGAAGGTGATTTAATTACTTTTCCTGCATATATAATACATAGGTCTAATACAAATAGTGAAAATAAAAAAACTATAATATCATTTAACAGTAGTTTTGAAACTATTGATGAAAAGAAAGTCGATAAATTATTATGAATCCATTTGAATACGTAAATGCAATTAACTATACTAAGAAAGATATTATGGTTGATGATATAGCTGAAAAAGCATATGCACCTTATATGGTGAATAGACAACTATCATACTTTCCAGACACAGTACTTGCTGCAAATGCAATGAATCGCAATCACCACCTTGATAATCGTTTACAATTCGATTTTTTTATAAATATAATTAGAAAACGAAAAAGGTTTTCTAAATGGTATAAACCAGAAACTATAAGTGATTTGGAAGTAGTTAAAAAATATTATGGGTACAGTAATGAAAAAGCCCACCAAGTTTTAACCCTTCTAAGCACCGAACAGATTAATGAATTGAAACGTAAGGTAATGACCGGTGGAAGAAAATAACATTATAGAGTGGACTCCAGCTAGTATGTTGGAAGTTACACTTAATGAACCAGATGATTTTTTAAAGATAAGAGAAACACTTACTCGAATAGGCGTAGCATCTCGAAAAGATAATAAGCTCTATCAATCATGTCATATACTACATAAACAAGGTAGATATTTTATAGTTCATTTTAAAGAACTATTTTTACTTGACGGTAAAAAGTCTAACTTAGAAGAAAATGATGTAGCAAGAAGAAACACAATCGCAACACTTATGAGCGATTGGGGTTTACTGACAATTGAAGGTAGAGATAAGCTTGAACCTATAGCACCATTAAGACAAATAAAAATTATTTCTTTTAAAGATAAAGATCAATGGAACCTATGTCCAAAATATAATATAGGTAACGGTTCAAAGTAAAAAAAGTTTGTACAAACTATGTACATTTGAAAAAAAAGTATTATATATATTATAGGATGCCGAATGGTTCGGGTCCGTACAACAACCTTGCTTAACAGGAGGATACTATGACTGGAA